ATCTTTACCTGTATCAACGATAGTAAATTATGCTATGAAGATATATGGTGGAGATCAACAAATAGCAGTGCAAAAATTCATAACCGAATTGTCTGGTCAAGAGCCAGATAATACTAATGTGCCACTTGATACTGCACAAGCATCAACTGAAGGAGGAATGTTGGCTCAACAGCCAGATACTTCTGAAACAGATGCAATAGACCAAGGTCTAGTATAGTATCAACCCACAAATTATGGAAGTGAGCTACCCTTATCCATAAGGCACTCAACCTAAGAGGAAAAAATAATGGAAAACAAAGAAAAAGAAACAGTTGAAGTTTCTGAGGAAACAAAAGAAACTAAAACTGAAAAACCGAAACTATTTAAAAAACCAAAAGCGAATCCTTATAAAAAACATGATGACGCAAGTGATCCTGAAATTGAAGCATTTGCTAAAGGTGAATTAGAGAAGTTTCACAGAGAGAAAGCAGAAACAGCAACCGTTCAAAAGGACACTGAAGCATCAGAAGAAATTGCAAGCTCAGATGGTAAAGCAACTCCTTCAACTGAACGCCCTGAAAATGCCGAAGAACGTGTCTTTAAGAAACGTTATGACGATTTGAAAAGACACTATGATTCTACACTCGGAAAGCATAAAGATGAAGTTCGAACTTTAAGAACTCAACTTGAGCAATCATCAAAGCAGTTTGTTCCACCTAAATCTAAGGACGAATTAGAGTCTTGGAGAAAGGAATACCCTGATGTTTATGAAATGGTTGAAACCATTGCTATGAACAAAGCAGATACTCGTGCAAAGGAGATGGAGACTAAGTATCAAAATCTTCAAGTACAGCAGGAACAAATTAATAGGGAAAAGGCAGAAGTAGAATTGTTACAAGAACATCCTGATTATAAAGATATTCGTTCAAAAGACGAGTTTCACGATTGGGCTGCTAAACAAGATCCTGTTATACAGGGTTGGTTGTATGAAAATGCTTCCAATTCATCATTAGCTGGAAGAGCTATTGATTTGTATAAAATGGATAAAGGTGTTAGCAAACTATCTAAAAAACAGGAAACAGCTGTTAAGAAAGAAGCAGCTAAAGCTATAACAAAAACTGCTAAAGCTACTGAATCAGAATTACCCAAAAAGAAAATTTGGTCTAATGCTGCAATTTCTAAGATGAATGTTCGTGAGTATGCGAAGTACGAAGAAGAAATCGATAAGGCTGTACGAGAAGGTAGAATCCAACCTTAATAACAATAAATTGGAGGCTAACACATGGCTACAATGGGACTGGCTTCTGGCTACCAGAATTTACCTTCGGGTAATTGGGTACCAGCAGTCTATAGTCAAAAGGTTCAAAAGTTTTTCAGACGTGCATCAGTTGTTGAAGATATTACTAACACTGATTACGCTGGGGAAATTGAAAACTTTGGCGACACGGTAAATATCGTGAAAGAGCCTTCCATTACTGTGAGTGATTACTCTCGAGGTCAAACTGTAAACACACAAACTTTGGCAGATGATAAGTTACAACTTACTGTCGACCAAGGTTCTTACTTTGCGTTTAAAGTAGATGACATCGAAGAAAGACAATCACACGTAAACTGGGAAGCTCTAGCAACTTCTTCAGGTGCTTATTCACTTAAAAAGAACTACGACTATAATGTATTAAAATACATTTATGACAATGCTTCAACATCAGCAGCGAACACTGGAACAGATGCTTCGCCAATTGATGGAGATGCAGGAAATGATACATTAGCAGATGTTATATCAGCTGCTAAGACAGTTCTTGATGGTAATGATGTACCAGAGGAAAACAGATGGTTCGTTGCACCGCCAGCTTTTTACAAGCAATTGAGAAAAGCGGCTGCAAAAATTATGGACCAATCAATAATGAATGATGGTTCTGCATCTTCTATGAGAAACGGTTTAGTAACGGATAGACCTTTATTTGGTTTTAGACTTTACTCAACTAATGCGATAGCAGTTTCAAGTGGAGCAGCATCATCTAAAACGTTCGGATCAGCAGGATCTAATGAGTATGCAATCCTTTATGGGCACCAAGGTGCAGTTGCTACGGCAAACCATATTGCAAAAACAGAACTTATCAGAGACCCTGATTCATTTTCAGACATCGTGAGAGGTTTGCATGTTTTCGGAAGAAAAATTCTGAGATCAGATGCATCTTACTCTGGTGTTATAACAGTCGGTTAATTGGGAGGATAATAGATAGACTATGGCTACATATAATGTAACAGGTGTAGGTGGGACTACTGGACATCCGTCCAATGGTAGAACACCTTATCTGGTAGAAAATACAATTGATGTATCAGCAGTAAATGGTGACTCAGGTTCAGCACAAAATGACGTTCTTAAGTGCATAGATGTACCTGCAGAAACACTAATTATGGCGGCAGGCGTAGAAGTGCTAACAGCATGTTCAGGTTCTGTAGTAATTGACATTGGTGTCACGGGAAGTACAGCAGGATTTTCTGATCCTGATGCTTACGTAGATGCTTATGATGCTACAGGAGCAGCTTATGCACCTAGAGATGTTGCAGACGCAGCACCTATGCTTACAATCAAAACAGCAGATACTATCGATGCTTTAATGGCTGGTGCAGCTTCGAGTGCGGGTAAAATCCGTGTTTGGGCAGTACTATGCGACATTTCAGGTATTGATGAAACTGATAGAAACACAAGTACACAACACGATACAGCAGTATAATAATACTGTTTAATTTTAAGGGGGGTGCTTATATCCCCCCTTAATAAATCCCTTATTAATTAGGAGAATAAAATGACTACTTATGATTTAACTAAAAAAACTAATGCTAGTACGGGACAAACAATTATGCCTTCTCCCCAAGAAATAAGGTTACAGAATTTAGAAGATAAAGTCACTTCACAAAGTGAAAGATTAGAACACATTGTAAAGTTACTCAATGAGTTATCAGAAAAGAAATCAGCTTCTTGAAATAATTCAAGAATACAAATCTGATAATACTGCTCTTAAGGAGCAGATTAAGGATTTAAAAAAACAATTGGATGATGCAGAGTCTCGAATTAAAAGACTATTAATTCGTTTTGAACAATTTGAATACGATAGCAAGGATGAAAAATAATGTCTTTAACCGATAGTACTAGAAAAAAAACTTATTTAAATAAGTATGATAAATACCAGAAAGTTGCTGGTGGTGCATCTAAGAGTTTGATCCATTATAATAAATGGAAAAAACTTTATGAAAGTGGTGGTAATATGAAAAAAGGTCTACCAAAAGAAATTACAATAAAAGATATTAAATTATTCATGAAATTATATAATAAAAGAAATTAACCCATGGCTACAACTTACTTAATCCTATCAAATAGAATCTTAAGAGAATTAAATGAAGTTGAAATGACTTCATCAAACTTCTCTAGTAGTCGAGGTATTCAAACAGCGGTTAAAGATTTTATTAATAAGGCAGTACACGATATTTATAACGAAGGAGCTGAACTTCCTTTATTACATTCATCAACGACTCAAGCCCTTCAAGCAGGAGATGGAGAATATACATTCCCATCAGATATGCGTAGAGTGGACTTTGAGTCTTTTTTTTTAAAACCAACAGAATTAATTACTAATGGAGAATTTACTTCTAATATAACCAGTTGGACAAATGCTACAACTGGAGCTGTAGGAGAAGGAACTCCTGCATATAATTCAGGTGGTAATGGACGATGTAGATTAAATGATGCTGCAGTATCACAAGCAATTACTACAGTAAAAAATAAAACCTATAAAATTCAAGTAAGAGTTATTGATTCTGCTTCAGGAGGTTCTAGTTTAGCTGTTAAAGTAGGTAATGCTGCACATGCTACAACTGATTTAAATACAACTTTAACTGTTACGAATTATGGTGAAGGTAATGTTTTAGATACAACTTTTACAGCAAGTCAAGTAGCAACCTATATTACTGTAATTAATAGTGATGCAAATAATATGGATGTAGATTATGTAAGGGTATCACGAAGTGATATTGCACCTAAAAAATTAGCTCATATTACTTATGATACTTATTTACAAACTAATAAAGTTGCAGATGATGTAAATGTAAGTAGTTCTTTTGGACTTCCTGCAAAAGTAATAAGAAAGCCTGACTACAGTTCTTTTATTTTAAGTCCGATACCAGGTGAGGGAGAATATACAGTTAGTTATGATTATTTTACAACTCATACTGATTTATCAGCACATGGAGATAATATGGGATTACCTGATAGATTTGCTTCAATAATTATTGATAGATCAAAATATTATGTATATATGTTAAGATCAGATCCTCAACATGCACAATTAGCAGATAGAGATTATCAAAGAAAATTAAAATTATTAAAAACAGATTATGGTACTCATGCAGATTATATGAGATCTGATACAATTGGTGAGAGTATTGCAACTACTATAGGAGTGGTAACATAATGGTATTAAGAGATCCAAATAAAATAATAGGTAATGAACATCCAGTAGCTAGAAGATTACAAACTGGAAGAGTTAATTTAAAAAAACCTGCAAGAACAAAAACTGACTGGCAAGAAATTGAAAATCTTCCAGGTCAAAATATTAAAGAAAAGTTTCAAAAGAAATTAGGAGTAGAAGTAGATCCAGCTTTAAC